AGGCACAAGCCCGACATGAGGCCGTTTTGCGCACTCACGAGACGGGAAAATACAGCCTCTCGCAGATCGGTCGCGCTTTCGGTGGCAGGGACCACACGACCATTCTCAACAGCATCAAGCGCGGCAAGGAACTGAGGGCGCGCGGGGATAGTTGACGCAACGTCATGCTTGCCCGCATCGGGACAGCGCGGCAAGGTGGGGCAAGAACAACGAGGAATGAACATGACCGAACAACGCCTGAAACACGACAAGACCGCAGCCATCGGCCAGCTATGCAATATGAAGCCAGGCGAAAGCATCATCTACAACATCGGGGAAACACCCGGCCCGCATGGCCGCTCTATCTACTGGCTGGCTAACCGTGGTGGCCTAGCACTCGTGCAGCGCGTGGACGAGCCTTGCCATGGCGATATGCACATGCAACGCACATTCACCTACATCGCACAGCGCACCGCAAAGGCCATGCCGAAAGAAGACGTGCGCCGCGCATTTAGCCCGAAGGAGTGGTAAGATGGAAAAACCACACATGAAACTGCCCAACGGAGACGTGATCCACGAGGGCGAATACGGCGTGAACCGCATGGGCGAAAAGATTGGGCCGATGCTCTTTCGGGGAGATGTAAAAGTGTGGGCGTGGGAAGACGCGAGTGGGCGTCTTTTCCGTCGGGATGGTTCGCATGACATTGATCATAGGGCGCAAAGCGGCGCGGACATCATCGCCAAGTGGCCCGAGGACGAAGTCAGGTTTACTGATTATGATACCACCGACGAATTGAGGCAAAAGATTTTTGCGAAGGTGGGGAAGGCCCCGCAGGAGGACACGCCGCAGCCCGACTACAACGACGGCAAATGGCACGGCTGGAACGGCGGGGAATGCCCGGTGCATCCGAAAGACATGGTTTCGATTGAAACTCGCGATTGCGACGTTGATACAGAGATCGAAGCAGGTGAAGTTGATTGGGATCATGCCCGGAGAGGATCATTGGGATCAACCTACGATGTCATCAATTTCCGCGTAACTGAGAAACACAAGGAACACAAAGAGCCGCGCGAGGTTTATTTGGCTCAATTGAGTGATGATAGTGTTTGGCTCGAAGTGCTGCCGGAACATGAAAACGCCGTGAAATTCCGCGAAGTCATGGAGGGCGAGGAATGAGATACGTGAAAGCAATAGCCGCTATCGTCGTAGTGTATCTCGCGGCCTCTTTTATCGCTTGGGATATGAACCCCGGCAACCTAAGCGCGCCAGACAGGTTTCTTGCCACTAGCCTTGCCATGATTTTGGCGCTGTTTGCATTCCTTTCGGAGGACTTGTTTTGATCCACACTACACCGCCCCGCATTCAATCGCGCATGGTCGCGCCAGCGGAAACGCAGAACGTCAAAATCATCTACGAGGCGTTCAACAAGCCACGCACGGCAACAAAGCACGAGGCAAAAATCGGTCGCCTCATGCTCAAACACACAAAGCGAGAAACAATCCCGCAAACACACAAGCGCGACAGCAACGCAGCGCAAAAGCGCAAAAAGCAAATCTTCGACTACTGCCTCAACTCGTGGCGCACAACCGAGGACATTGGGCAGTTCATGGGCCTACACGTCGAAACCGTCCGCAAGGTCGCCAAGGCCATGCTTGACGAAGGCAGGCTCGACCGAAAGCAAAACCCGGAAACAAAGCTAACCGAATACGTCTACAAGTCACGCGACACACGAAAGACGGGAAACGAATGGCGCATGGAAGCCCGCGCAGCTATCAACGCAAAAATCGTTGAATATTGCAGCGTAGAGCGCACGTCGCAAGAAATCGCGGATAAGTTCGCCATCAGCTTGCCGGGAGCCAGGTATCACCTGCAAGACGCGCGGCGCGACGGCAAGGTCGAAAAGCTCGGCTCGGGAAACAAGTTTACATATCTCAAGGTGACGAAATGACAGACACAAAGAACACAGGCGGGCCAGCGTTTCCGCGCGCAGGGGATGCCTACATTGCTTCACAAGTGGGCATGTCCTTGCGGGAATATGCTGCAATTAAGCTGTGCGTGCCGGATAGCGGCAGAGAATGGCTTGATGACATGATTAGAGCGTCGCTGCGTGATCGTTTGGCCGGACAAGTTTTCGCAAGCCTTGGGACGTGGATACCAGCAAACGGCGGTGGAGACCTTGGTGGCGTGCAAGCCATGAAGGCAAGATCGGATTTTGCTTATACACAGGCGGATTTTCTTCTGTTGGAGAGAGACAAATGACCCGCACAATCACAGACCACGAGGACGCACTCATCGCAGACCTCGAACGCGCAGAGGTAGACCTGAAACGCGCAGAGGCCACCATCGAAGACATCAGGCGCATTTGCCGCAATCACGACACCTACACGGCAAAAACGCGCTCAATCATGATCGAACAACGGATCAACGGAAAGGATACGAAATGAAACACACACTCACAGCAATCGCCGCCGCACTGGCGCTCACAGCCTGCACCGCAACGCCTGAAATGATTGCAGCGCAGAAAGACCGTTGCACACAAGTCGGATACAAGCCAGACACCGCAGAGCACGCGCAATGCACCGAACGTGGCACCGCTCAACAGCAAAGCACACAAAACGCAGTCGCCGGATCGGTCGCATCAGCAGCCGTAAGCGCGGCAATCTTCACGGCGCTATGGAATTGAGAACGCCCTGACCACCGGGCAAAGGTGGCGCACAAGCTGGATAGTGTGCGGCGGTCGCTATGGAGTATTGTGCCATAACACCAGCAGTAAGGGCGGCGTTTAAGGCGACCTACTTCGCGCCGTGACCTTGCACATTGACACACAACGAAAACACCAATAGCATACCATTATTCATCATGGACTTCTCCTTGCCTTCAATGGCCACCTGCCTCGCCTTCGGGCGGGGCTTTTTCTTTTCGCAGAACGTGGTAGGATGTAGCAAGTTGCAAAGGAATGAACATGCCAGCGGGTAGGCCAAGCAAATACGATCCGGCATTAGTTTCGGCGCTAGTGCGCTATGAGCCTGAAACTGGCAAGCTGTTTTGGCGTCAACGCCCAAGCAATATGTTTGCATCTGAGCGGGCGTCAAAAATTTGGAACACAAAGTTTGCAGGCAAGGAGGCTTTCACTTCGCTTAACGATAGCGGATACAAGGTCGGCGCGATTATGAATAAGACCTATCGTGCACACCATGTTGCTTGGGCCGCAACCTTTGGCGTTTGGCCTTCTGGTGAACTTGACCATATAAACGGCGACAGAACTGACAATAGGATTTGCAATTTGCGCGACGTGTCGCGGTCAGCAAACAATCAGAACTCTAAATTGCAATCCAACAACACATCGGGGCATGTGGGCGTTTGCTGGTCTAAGGCGCATAATTTGTGGCTTGCCAGAATTAGCAACAATGGCAAGGTATACCAGATTGGTCTATTTAAAGATTTGGACGCTGCAGTATCTGCAAGAAAAGATGCAGAAAAGCGATTTGGGTACACAGAAAGGCACGGAACAGCAGCATGACAGAGAGGGGCCGCCCTAGCCTATACACCCCAGAACTTGCCGCGCTAATCTGCGAAAGATTGGCCGAAGGCGTGACGCTGCGTGAGGTGTGCAAAGCCGATGATATGCCGCACGAAAGCACTGTCAGGCATTGGGCGCTAACAGATCACGAGGGTTTTTTTACGCATTACGCGAAGGCTAGAGAAATCGGCTATCACGCAATGGCTGATGAAACGATTGATATTGCGGACAACGCTGTAAACGATTGGATGGAACGCAACGGCCAAGATGATGAAGGTTGGCAGGCTAATGGTGAGCATATTCAGCGCAGTCGACTAAGGATTGACACGCGCAAGTGGCTTTTGTCGAAGGCGCTGCCAAAGGTCTATGGGGAAAAGCTGGACATAGACCATAAAACCAACGGCAAGGACATGCCGCCGCCTTCCACATTCGTAATTGAAGGCGTTACGCCGGAAAGCGATGACTGAGCTTCGCATAAAGCTACCCCAAAAGGTCGCTGCAAACTTCGCAAAGCCCGCGACGTTTCGAGTGTTTAAGGGCGGTCGAGGGTCAGCCAAGACGCGATCCCTAGCACTCATGTCATGTGTATATGTCATGCGACTAGCAATGGCGGGAAAGGAAGGCGTATGGCTCTGCGCTCGGGAACACCTCAACAGCCTAGAAGAAAGCAGCCTAGAGGAAATCAAGGGCGCGATCCGTTCAGACCCGGCGCTAGAGGCATTCTTTGAGGTTGGGGAGAAATATGTTCGCACCAAATGCCGCAGGATCAGCTTTGTCTTTGCGGGGCTTAGACACAACCTAGACAGCATCAAATCAAAGGCCCGTATTCTTGGCGCATGGGTAGAAGAGGCTGAAAACGTCTCCGATGTAGCATGGCGCAAGCTACTGCCGACCGTGCGAGAGGAAAACGCCGAAGTCTGGATCAGCTACAACCCAGAAAGCCCGGACAGCGCCACGCATCGGCGATTTGTCGAGAGCCCGCCAACCGGATGCGTCGTCACCACTATCAACTGGCGTGACAATCCGTGGTTCCCAGAAATCCTAAACCAGCAGCGCCTAGACGATGCAAAGCAGCGCCCAGAGATATATGAGCATGTTTGGGAGGGCGAGTTTCTAACGCTAACGGATGCGCAGGTGTTCGGCGGCAAATACGAGGTGCGCGAGTTTGACCCCATGGGCCATTGGGACGGTCCGTATTACGGGCTAGACTTCGGATTTGCCCAAGACCCGACCGCAGCAGTTGAGTGCCACATTGGCGACGGCAATCTATGGATCAGGCGCGAGGCCGGGCGTATTGGCTTGGAGTTGGACGACACGCCTACATTCATCACCGCCAAGATGGGCGAGATTGTGCGCCACACAGTGCGCGCAGACAACGCTAGGCCGGAAAGCATTAGCCACCTTTCGCGGCATGGCCTGCCGGGTGTTGTGGCGGCAAAGAAGTGGGCTGGAAGCGTCGAGGATGGTGTAGAGTTTATCAAATCGTTCAACCGTGTTATTATTCACCCTGAATGCGAGGAAACGGCGCGAGAGTTCCGCCTCTATAGCTATAAGGTTGACCGATTGTCAGGGGACATCATGCCAAAAATCGTTGACGCGCATAATCATTATATTGACGCAATACGCTACGCATTGCAGCCCATGATTGGCGGCGGCGCTGGCGAAATCTTCGGGGTTCTTTGACATGGCATGGCCTTTCACGCGCGCAATTGAAACCAAGGCAAACCCTGTAGGATCAGCCATAGCTATGGGAGTTCCGCTTGCAAAGCCTTCCATCATCAACGCCAAGTCCTTCATTCGTGAGGGGTATCAGCAAAACGTGATTGTCTATCGGGCAATCAAGGAGATCGTCACGGCGGCAACGTCCATCGACGTCAACCTGTATCAAGGCGACAAGATAATTGAGGGCGGGCCTATTCTTGACCTTCTTGCGCGACCGAATCCCATGCAGTCCTATTCGGCATGGCTGACGGAAATGCTTGTCAATCGTCTCTTGCAAGGCGAAACGTCGCTTGTGAAGGCTGGAGAGGGTAAGCAGCCAGTGGAGTTATGGGCGGTCAACCCCATAAACATATCTGTTGAGCCGGGTGTGAGTGGTGTTCCATCTTCATACATCCACCAAGTCAACGGCAAGAAAACCGCATTCCCGGTAGATAGGGTGACGGGCGAAAGTGATCTATTCTTTGCCAAGACCTACAACCCGGACAACTATTGGCGCGGGCAATCACCGCTTATGGCGGCAGGTTTGGCCGGAGACACGCACAACGCTGGGGCAATGTGGAACTATAGCCTCCTGAAAAACAGCGCCCGCCCGAGCGGAATTCTGCGCTTCAAGGGTCAGTATCCGGGGCAAGAGACGTTGCAGCGGATGCGCGAGTATTTCAAGAAGTCTATGCAGGGCGAGGGCAATGCCGGGGAAATCCCCATGCTGTCGGATGACGCAGAGTGGGTAGACGTGTCTCATTCTCCGCGCGACATGGATTACCTCAACACCATGAAAGAGGCGGCAAAGCAAATCGCGTCGGCCTATGGCGTTCCATTGCCGCTGATTGATAACGACGCCAGCACCTTTAACAACTTGGAGCAAGCCAAAGAGAGGCTATACACCGACACCGTCATTCCGCTCATGAAAGAGTTCCTTGACGACTTTGGCGCGTGGCTCTTGCCGCGATATGGCAAGGGGTATGAGTTCCGCCTTGATCTCGATACCATCCCA